ACGGAACACTATCGGAGAATATAGACTAATGGCAACATACAAAGAAATAAAAGGAACAGATATTACGGTCGTATCATCAGACCCATCGAATCCTTTAATAGGAGAAGTTTGGTATAATACTACGACTCAACAATTAAAAGGCTATCAACAAGTTTTAAGCCAAGCTTGGTCTACAGGTGGTAATTTAAACCTTGCTAGAGCAGGTATAACAGGTGCAGGCATACAAACAGCAGCGTTGGCATTTGGTGGATCAAACCCTACTGGTACGGCAATTTATGGTAATACTGAAGAATATGATGGATCAAGTTGGACTGAAGTAAATGATATGAATACTGCTAGGACTAATATGGGTCGTAGTGGAATTCAAACATCAGCTTTAGCATTTGGAAGTGGCCCGCCAGGTGCTGGAACAGTTTTAAATGAATCTTGGAATGGAACTAACTGGACTGAAGTTGCAGACATGAATACAGCAAGAAGAAGTCTTGCAGGAGCAGGGGATAATAATACAGAGGCTTTAGCCTTTGGAGGTTGGAGTCCTCCTGACTATTACGCTAATACAGAATCTTGGAATGGTAGTAGTTGGACTGAAGTAAACGATTTAAACACAGCAAGAAGAAATTTAGCAGGGGCTGGAAATTACCAAGCTGCAATAGCTTGTGCTGGTAATGAGGCTCCTGGAGCAGTTACAGCAAAAACAGAAGCTTGGAATGGAACTAACTGGACTGAAGTAAACGATTTAAACACCGCTAGAGGTTCTACTGGTGCAGCAGCTGGAGCATTTAGTAGTTTATTATTTTTTGGTGGAGGCACACCTTCTGGAGAAAGTAATGCAACAGAATCATGGAATGGAACTAACTGGACTAATGTAATGTCTTTAAGTACTGCAAGAATAACACTAGCAGGAGCAGGGGCAAGTAATACATCTTCTTTAGCTTTTGGTGGAGAAAATGGTCCTAATGCACAAGCAGTTACAGAAGAATGGAACGGTGGTCAGGCTGTAGGTGCCTGGGTTACTGGTGGAAATTTGAATAAGGCTAGAAATGCTATAGCAGGTGCGGGAACTCAAGACGCTGCTTTAGTTTTTGGAATAGATACAGAAACAGAATCTTATAATGGAACATCTTGGGCTGAAGTAAATGATTTAAATACAGCCAGAACACAACACGCAAGTGCTGGAACACAAACAGCAGCTTTAGCTATTAGTGGGGGTCCTCCTGATATTGCTAATGTTGAAAGTTGGAATGGATATGTTTGGACTGAAATTGCAGACGTAAACACAGCAAGAAGATTAATAACGGGAGCTGGGACATCAACCTCTGCTTTGGCTTTTGGAGGAACTCCTCCATCTGCAGGACTAACAGAATCATGGAATGGTTCTGCTTGGACAGAAGTTAGTGATATGAATACAGCAAGATTTGCTATAGGGCCAGCAGGAGCAGATAATACATCTGTTTTAGCTTTTGGTGGAAGAAGTCCCGATGTTAGAGCACAAACTGAAAGTTGGAATGGTTCTAGTTGGACTGAAGTTAATGATATGACTTTAGCAAAATCCGATTTAGGTGGTGCAGGAACTGTACCTGCAGCTATAAGTTTTGGTGGAAGTCCAGGTTCAGGATCAACAGGTAACACACAAACTTGGAATGGAACAAATTGGACTAATGTCCAAGATATGAATACAGCAAGAAAGAGTTTGGCATCATCTGGAACTCAAACAGCAGCTTTAGCAGCTGGGGGAGAAACTACAGTGGCAGTAGCAGCAACCGAAGAATGGTACGGCGACGGTAAACTTACAGAAACGTTTACAACTAGTTAAGGGTTGATATATATTTAAGATAGTATATATAAGAGACAACTATAAAGGATAAAGCTATGACAGAAAAAAAAGACGTTAAAGATATTATACAAAAAGAGGAAACTCATTTAAATAATTTATTAGAGCCACAAGACCTTACCGATTTTAAAGGTATGGTAGACGAGCTTAGAGACACTTGGACCAAGAAACAAATGTTTCGAACAGAAACAGAAGCAAGATTTTCTGTATTACAAGACAATAGATACCCAACTAAAGCTGCAAAATACTGGCAGTGTGTTAGAGAACAATCATCATACTTAGATAACTTAATGACACTATCGTTTGATTATAGAAGAAACGAAGCAAAAATTAAATGGTTAGAAGGTAAAATAGAAACTGAAAAAGATGAATACAAATTAACTAAATATCAAATAGATATAGATGAATGTAGATTTGCAAAAGCTTCTATGGAGAAAGTTGCAAAACATAGAATGAGAGAAATTAAAATGTGGTCTAAGTTAAAGAAAGAATTTAACGATGGATCGTTTAATGACAAAGATGTTAACCAACATCAATTAGAATCTTATGGTATGCAGTATGCTGAAAAAGCAAGACAGCTTACAGAAAATTCTTCTGACACTGATAAGTTCAACGTCTTAGGTCAATTACAATCACTACAAAGAATTAGAAAATCTGGTGAATTAGAAAGTAGTTACAAAGAAAGAGAACAAATTGAACAACATGGAAAACCAAAATCTTAATTTTGATTTTGTATTTTTAGGTCAATCAATTTTAAAGTATCAGGTACCGTTAGATATTTTTTCTGCGATTAATCAAACATACGAACAAAACTTTCATAGACTAGCACCTGCTAATAAACAGTTGGTAGGTAAGATTGAGAATGAGCATAGTTTGTTTTACAATGGTCAAGATCAATCTAAGATGAAAAATCATAATATGTTACCACAAAATGTGACAGATTATTTTATGACTATATTTAAACACTATTTAGCGTTTAATAAAATTAGAGATTATGATACTCACCTTAATTCTATTTGGGTTAATGAAATGAAAGCACATGAATATAATCCTGCACATATCCATAGAGGTATGTTGTTTACAGGTTTATCTTCTGTAATGATTTTAAAACTACCATCAACATATGGTAAAGAATATTCTAATGCAGAGATACCACAGAATGGTAGACTACAGATATTAGGTGCAAGTAATGGTCAGTTTGCTAAAATAGATTACCAACCACCAATGGACCTTAGAGATTTTTATGTGTTTCCATATGATATGAGACACTGTGTTTATCCTTTTAATGGAACGAATGAGACTAGACGAACACTAGCTGCAAACTGTGATGTACAATTTGACCCTATTAAAAATAGAGGGGCTTTATAATGGATAAACAATACTTAGTTCGAGATGATCATATTGGTATATTTAAAAACTTTATGCCAAATCAATTAATAGAAGATTATATAATTTACTTTGATAAATGTGAGAAACAAGGTGCAGTCTATCCTAGACTAGAAGATGAAATATTAGTATCTGATAATGCCATTGATACGATAAGAGATACCAATGTTGCAATGACTTATAATAACAAACCTTTTATAGATTTGTTTTTTAAAGAAATCTATCCTTTGTATGTTCAAAAATATTCTTATTTAAAAAAATTAGCTACACACAACATACTAGAAGTTAAAATACAAAAGACTAAAGTAGGTGAAGGTTATCATTTTTGGCATTGTGAGAATGCAGAAATGAAAGCAAGAAATAGAATACTAGCTTTTATGGTATATCTAAATGATGTAACAGAAGGTGGAGAGACAGAATTTTTATATCAAAAGTGTAGGTTCAAACCAGAAAAAAATACATTATTAGTTTGGCCTTCACAATTTACACACATTCATAGAGGCAACCCACCTCTATCAAATGACAAATATATAATAACGGGATGGATAGAATACGGATATTAATATGATAACAGAGCCACGTTGGAGATCTTTTATAGTAGAGACTACACAACCTATATTTACACCCGAACAATGTAAAATGATTATTCAAGCTGGACGTGCGGAACCTAAACAGGACGCATCTGTTGGAGCAGGAGACAAAGGAATTAAAGGTGGAGTTGTAGATACTAAAACCAGAACCTCACACATTAGTTGGATACCTTTTTCTAAAATGACTGATATGTATAAAGATATAGAACGTATTATGAAAACTACTAACGGTAATCATTTTGGTTTTGACGGGATGCAAATAACAGAACTTGCACAGTACACAGAATATCCTGAAGGAGGGTTTTATGATTGGCATGTTGATAATGATGTGAACATGGCTCATGAACCACCTGTTAGAAAAATATCAATGACATGTCTACTTTCACCTGAGTCAGAGTTTGAAGGTGGAGATTTAGAATTAATGAGTGAAGGTAAAGTTGCAAAAATAAAACAAGGACACGCTGTGTTCTTTGCATCATTTATAAGACACAGAGTAAAACCAGTTATTAGAGGTCATAGAAAATCTTTGGTAATGTGGTTTGGAGGTACACCATTTAAATAATGTTTAGAGATTTAGTTTTTCCAACCCCTATTTATATTGCAGATTTAAATGATGATGCATTAAATCAACAGTTAGAACGAGATATTATTAATTGGTCTAATCAAGATAAAGGTGTCGTTAGAACAAATATAAAAGGTTGGCATTCAACGACTGACATGAATGCTAGACCAGAGTATAAAAGATTAGTTGATATATTATATGAAGCACAAAGAACTATTTATGATCAAGAACATTTAGATAGTGAACCTTTCTTAGGTAATATGTGGGCCAATATTAATCCACCAGGTGGAATGAATAGAGCTCATATTCATCCAAACTCTTTATGGTCGGGTGTATATTATGTGAAAGCATCTGAAAATTCTGGTCAATTAAAAATAGAAGATCCAAGATCAGTTGCATTAATGGTAAGACCTAGAATGAAACAAGGTAAACCACCAAGAAGATTATGGAGAGAAGATAATTATGAGCCAAAGGCAGGAAGATTAATTATGTTTCCGTCTTGGTTAAACCACTGCGTAGATACAAATGAGTCTAATGATATAAGGATATCAGTAAGCTTTAATTTTATGCAGAAATGTTTTATGGTATAATATGTTTGAGATAAAGAAATATCAAGTTATCAAAAATGCTTTGTCTTATGACTTAGCTAATTTTATATTTAA